AACTTTTGGGCGTGCGGAAGTAAACCCAAAGGCCGAAAAGATTTTCCAAAAAGTGCAAAGCGGTACACTGCGTATGGCATCGGTTGGGGCAAACCCTACGCGGGGCCACTGGGGCGATGAGAAACTGGGCGAAGATAAGGATGTAATATACTTTGATGACAGTATGCTCCTGGAGTGGTGTGTTGTTGATTTAGGTTCAAACCCCGAAGCCTTAAAGCGCAGCGCCGATAACCTGGCTGAAATTATGAAAGAAATCCCGAAACAGGCACCGCCTGCGGGAACTACAATAAAGCGTTCGCTTGCTGAGCGTCAACTAATGTTAAACAATAAAAAAAGTACGTATTAAGATGAAAAAAAGCGATGAACAAAAACAGTTGCGCGCAGCAAAACAGGACGCCGCGCAGGCGATTATCGACAAAGCTAAGACGGAAAACCGCGAATTTAGCCCCGAAGAGGATAAGCAGTTTAATAGTCTTAGCGATGAAATCGATGCTTTAACTAACCAAATTGCCACTACCGAAAGGGCAGAAAGACTAACGCTTGACAGGGCTGCGCGCGGTGCTAAGCCTGTGCCTGCTGAACCTGAAACGCCTTCGTCTGAAGATAAGGAAAAGCGCTCAATATATGGGCAGTTTCGTATGACCAGGGCAATATCTCAAGTGTCGGAGCATAAACTTTTTAGCGGTGCGGAAAAGGAAGTGAATGATATTGCCGTGTCTGAGCTTCGTGGTTTAGATTTAAAAGTGCCTAGTAAGGGTATAAATGTGCCTGCGTCTATGCTTAGGGCTACGTTTAGAGCTACAAGCCATACTGTTACGCAGGATGGTGGTGAGTATGGTGGTGTATTGGTTGGTGAAAGCGCAGGTGAAATGTTAGTACCGTTTTTGCCGCGCCTTACTGTTGAACAATTAGGTGTGAAAGTGCTTACCGGTCTTACAGGCGATTATCCGTTATACAGCAGTGATCAGTTTGAATTTCAAAATCTGGGCGAAACTGACCAGGCGACTGCCCAAAAAGCGAAGTATTACAAATCGCTTATGACTCCTAAGCGTTCGGCGTGTGTTGCGAAGATTTCTAACCAGCTTATTATTCAATCTTCTATAGATGTAGAGAATGATATCCGATCAAGGATTGGTAGTGCTCTTAATCGTCGTGTATTTCTTGATCTTATTAACGGTAGTGGTACCGGTCCAAACCCGTTAGGTATTCTTAATGATGAGATTTATGAGAGTACCGCCGCGCAGGGCCCGTTAACGCTGGCTAAAATACTAGAGCTTATTGGTGCGATTGAAGATGAAAATTCAACAACTGAAAAGGTAGCGTTCTTAACAAATAGTAAACTGGCTACTATTGCCCAGGGTATTAAATTAGATGAAGGCAGCGGTATTTTTCTTGCTGATGCTGCCGGGAATCTTCATGGTAATAAAATCTTTAAATCGTCTCAGGTTCCGTCTGGCGTGGGTACGGGTAGTGTTACAACATATCCGCTTATTTATGGGGATTGGGATGCGGCCCGTGTTGGTTTCTGGGGTGGTATGAATATTATGGCCGATCCTTACACGAATGCTGATTCAAATGAGCTTAGGCTTATTATTAATGTTCATAAAGACAGCAGGGCTTCTAATCCTAAAGCGTTTGCTGTGAATAAAAATATCACTTTATCTTAAAAGTTATGGCAAAGCAAAATTATTTAAAAGTAAAACAGTCTTTGTCCGGTATTTTCCACCTGTCCTTTAATAAAGGGCAGGTTGTGAAAATAGGCGATAACAAAGATGTGACCGATGCGCAGCTTAAACAGGCTCAATTACTGATCGATAAGAGTCGTGTTGATAACCAAGCCAAGATTGAAGGTGTACGTATTGGCGCGAAATACAAGTTTGATGAGAAAAAACTGGATGCGGATCAAACTGCAGCAGGTGTGCGAATTGGTGCGGATATATCTAAACAAGAGAAACAGCTTAAAGCTCAAATGATGCAGGCGTATCAAAACCGCCAACACCAGACAGCACAGGCTGGAAAACAGAAGGCCAACAAACCGACAAAAGGTGAATGATGGACGTATACGAAGTACTCGTCAAACAGATTGACGAAAAAGTAGAACAACTCCAAGAGTTCTTAAGCACAGGGAAACCTGAAACTTATGAGGAGTACAAAAAACTGTGTGGTGAGATTCGGGGTCTGCTCATTGCACGGGGTTATACCTTAGACCTTAAACAACGCATGGAGCCATTGGGTTGTTCTGTAACAGCTGCATAATCTTTGGATCCTGCATTGCTGACATATGTACTTGGATATGTGCCTGATGGTCTTGGTGTAGGAATGCCTTAACGGGTTTCATCATCAGCACGTTCTGATTCTCGCTAACTGGATCCATAGGCCGCTGATCTTCTTCCATCGGGATCAGTTTATTGGCTTCCTTAATACCCAGAACATCTAACATCTGGCGATGTAATAACGGCATGTTATACATCTGGGGAGCTTGCATGGCTAACTGGAGAACGGCCTGATACTGGACGATCTTTTGCGCCATTGTCGAAGCATTCGGATCGCTGACAGGGATAACATCCACGTCTTTGTAGTCAGACTTCTTGGCTTTACGGCTTCCTTCTGATGGTTCATACGCGTAATCTTCTGGTGTGTAGTCGGCAATAATTTTCTTCAGTAAGCCCAGCTCCTGCTTCATGGAGTAGTGGACTCGTGCCTGCACTGCCGACATCACTTTAAGCGTACGCTCTAAGATAGCGAGTGTTGTACCAACAGGTGCGTTGGAGCTCATATCACTAATCTGCAGATCCGCAGTGTTAGCGAAGCGCCGGCCTTCCTCGATGATCTGATTCATCAAAGCGAGCAATACTTGTGATGGCTCTTTGTAAGGCAGAGGTAAGATATTGTCTTTCATCGTACCGCTTGGTACGTCTGCATCACGCCACTCACCGGGAGCGATCGGGGTGTCGTCACCCTTAATACGCATGCCACGGGTTTTGAATCCGCCGGGTAAGTTGCTCAATGTCCCTGCATCAACTAGCTGACGAATCAGTGAAGTGCCGGACTTGGCAAAAGCACCAACAAGATGGATAAGGCCAAAGTAGTAAAAACCGAACCCGGGTACGTAACCGTAATGAACCAAGTGCTGGCGCTTTGAATAAGTTTCATCATCAGGCTCCCAATTACGTCGAATAGCTAATATCTTGCTACTGCCCTTTTCGAGCGTAACAATGTATGGCAGGGCGATTCCAGTAGGTTCCCCGTCTTCACCTTTATGCTCATAGCCTGCTAGGTCTAAGTTGACCTGCATCTCAAGTAATTTGTATCGTGCATCGGAAGTAGCTCTAAATCCAAGCTTCTCCGCGATTTTCTTCTCAACTTCGTCTAAAACGTTGTCTGGCTCGCCCAGATCCTCGTCGATATAGAACCCAGCCACCTGTAGTTTGCGCAGCTCGTTCTCAGTTTTACGCATAACGTGTGTGACACGCTCAGCCGTTTGAATGTTCGATGCGCCGTAGGGTACAACAATATCCTCTGCAGGTACGAAGATACTTACTTGGCGATCAAGCGACGGATCGAAGTAAACCTTTTTGAACGCATTACCAGCCAGACCTAAGCCCCACAACATGCGCTCATGCTCAGGGCGGTACTCAGTCATCTTGTCCATTAACTGGAAGTTCATGTCGTCCTGCACACGAACTGCGGCTTCTTTCTTTTCTGGGGTTTCACGCCCAATGATCTGTGTCTTAACTGGGCCGGCAGCGGGGAATGTGGCCATCATGGTTTCAGACTGGAATTTAACCAGTGCTTCAGTCATCAGTGGGTGGTACACACCACATGCGCCCGGCCAAGGCTCCGTGCGTTCCTCGATCTTCAGACCCAACAGCTCAAGGCCGTCTACATAAGTCTGCATCCAATCCTTTCTGGAACTTACATCGTCGTCATAATCGGCAATAAGTTCACTTGCGATCGACTGTAACTCGCGGGCATCGATCTCTTCAGCAAGGTTCATGCTGAAATCATCTTCTGCTTCCTCAGCGGTGAACTCTAGTATCGGCTCCCCATCTAGTCCGATCGTAACCGACTCGGGATCTTCAATTTCAATCTCCAGCTCCGGCATATCCGCATTCATCGCATCCAATGCTTCGAGACCTTGTGGGGCGGCGTATAGTGATTTTTCAATGGCCATCTTATATCCTTAGTAGTACGCAGTCTTTCTGCGACGAAATTCTTTAATATCTTCTGGCTCATCACTTTCCAACCGAATGAACCCACCCCTACGAAACCGTAGTAACGCCTGTGTCATTGAGTCAACCAAGTCATCATGCTCGCCCGATGGGAACGACGCTACTTCCTCGACCAACTCATCAGCCCAACGTGTGCCCGGCACCCATACTCTACCTGACGCAAATATATCAGCTACTGCGTTAAGTCTAGCTATTTTATCGTTACCTTTGCTCGGCGTATACTCCTGCACCGGTATACCCATCGCCCGCAGCTCAAATAGCAACGGCGTACCGGACGCTTTAGCTTCCACGATCAGCGCATCGGGCTCATACTCCTTCCACTCCTCAAACGCTTTTTGCTTAAGCTCGGGGAACTCCATCCGCTTCTTGAACGCATTCAACAAGATAATATTCGCTTGTGGGATACCCGTATCATCGTCCTTGTAGAATACCCCCCACGTTGTGCATGCATG